CGACAGGGGGAGAAAGAAAAGAAAGCCCGCCGCTGGTATTTCATTAAGCAGAAAGCCTATGGGCTTGTAATGCTGGCAGTTACCGTGCTGGCAGTATGGGCGACAGAGGGCGACATAACAATAGCGGTTATTACCGTACCGCTGGGGCTTGTGTGTCTTTTCGGTAAAAAAATGCTGATAGTAGACAACTACTATTTTGAGGCAAAAAAGGGGTAGACATGGGAATAACAAGGACAGTAACAACGCGGGTACATTGCGACGTATGCGGCGAGTGGGTAACAGGCTGGGAAAGCGAGGGTATAGGAATAAGCAGAGAATGGGCTAAGTATTTTGTAAGGCTGCAAGGCTGCACAGCTGGAAAAAGGGTTATATGTAAAGAGTGCCGAATAAAGCAGCGTATTAAAAAATGCAGTTTGCAGAAAAAATGCGGCGTAGCCGGAATGGACGGCGGCGCTTGTCTGGGATTTTCATACGACGGGGACGACGAGCCTATAGAACGCTGCAAGCGTTGCATAGCCTGCACAAGTTTTGACTGGGAAGAGGAAAAAGAAAGGCTGAAACTATGAGAAAACAGAAACGACAGACAGTTAAAAAACTGATGCAGTGCGCAGCCATTATAGCGGCAGGCGTGCTGGCAATCATTTTGTTTATGCTGGCTATCTGGTACAGAGGAAAGAACAGCGAGCCAGTAACAGACGAACAGGTAGCAGCGCAGATGCAGCAGGCAGAGCCGCTGGTTATTGAAACACCAGAGGCAGCCGCAGAGGGCAGCATAAGAGTATACGACTATGACGGCTGCTGTATTTATGCCTACTACGGAAAAATTCGGATAAACAACGACGGTAAGGACGGCAAGGACATTGACGTAGAGGCAATAGGATACTTAGAGGGCTACCAAGAACATAAAGAGGAAAGCGGGGCGGGAGAATGAGCCACAGATATTACAGCCCTTTACGCCCGTTATCACTGGGAACATTTCCAAAGCCGCAGGGAAACGAGATTTTGCATATAGAAAATTTTGAGGAACGGCAGAACGTACCAGAGATAGCACGGCAGGCGTGGGGATACATTGAGTATAAAGAGGCGCTTACAGAAATAGAGGCGGCAGCTTATGAGCTGATACCGTCAAACTGCATTTCTGAAATGGAAAACATAGAGGCAAGGAGATAAAGGCAATGAGCGAGGTATATATACGCAGCCAGAATAAAGAAAAGCTGTATAGACTGGGCGGCAATTACGCCTGCGTAGAGTATGGAGAGTACGAGGACATAAAGAAAAAGAGAGGCGGCGCAGAGGCAGACAAAAAGCGCCACGTAATTTGCATAAGTGACGGGTGTTTAGAGGAAATCGGAGAGTATGCCACAAAAGAGCGTTGCTTAGAGATGCTGGACGAGATACAGAAAGCGCGTGTAAGCTATCTGCTTACGGCTGGCGGTGCAGCTGTAATAAGGGGCGGCATGGACGTACAGCCGTTTGCAGCAGTAATACCGAGGCTGTACGAAATGCCGGAGAAGTAGGAGAGGCAGACAGTGACAGTAAAGGAATTTATAGGCATGCTGGAAAGTTCAGACCGCCTGCGCATTATCGAGGGCGGGGCAGACGTTTACGTAGGGTATCTGGCAGTGTTCAAACCGTTTGCAGACCATGAGATAAGCGAGGAATACCGAAAATACAGCGAGCATGAGGTAAAGAAGTTTAGGGCAGTGCCGGAGATAACGCACAGACGCTGGGAAGAGCTGGGGCTTATGAAACCATTAGAGCCAGACCAGACAGCACAGTATAAGTTTAGTGATTTGCAGATGTCGCTTTACTACACCATTTACATATAAGAAAGGAAAGGGCAGGAAGTATGACAAAAAAGCCGGATTTTTTACGGGATTTAGATACTGCAATCATGGACGAGCTTACAGGTGGCGGTATCAAGGGAAATGCAGCGGGACTGGTAGGAACGCTTACACAGATTAAGGAAATTAAGCAGCTATGCGGGCTGCCGTTTTGTGGTTATATGGCAAAGCTGGAAACAGTAAGACCAAGCGGCGTGCCGGACGAGGTAACGGTAGTATTTGCAGAGGACGTACCATACAAGGCTTGCAACGGCATAGAATTTGACGTTATGCAGGAATTTGTAGAGGGCAGCAGGCTTTTAATGACAGGCAAGGTGCAGACGCTTAAGGACTTCCAGAGCGGTAGACTGCTGGTATATATTCTGGCAGATTTTGTGGCGGTATCAGAAAAGGCAGTAGAGCAGGACGAGGTAGCAGTAAGAGGCATTATAGCGAATAAGCCAACACACAGAGAAACGCCGAGAGGCAAGCACATTACTGATATTACGGTAAAGGTAAAAAATGAGATTACAGGCGGCAGCTGCTATTTACCATGCATCTGCTGGCAGGGACAGGCAGACGAGGCGGCGCAGTGGCAGCAGGGCGACACTGTAGAGCTGCTGGGACGGTATCAGAGCCGCCAGTATGAAAAGGTGCTTGATACAGCCACAGGAGAAAGAGAACAGCGCACAGCTTATGAGGTATCGGTACGGCTGATTAGAAGAAAGGAAGAGGCAGAAAATGAGTGTTGAACATATCGGCAAGGGCTATGTAAAAATCTGCGTGAGTGAGGAAGAGTTAGAGAACAGCATAGCTGGGCTTAGCCAGTTAAAACCTATTTTGCAAACGCAAGTAATGAAAGGGAACGGAAGAAACACAAAGCAGGGGCTTATTGACGCAGCAGAGCTGGGAAAACATTTTGATACAGCGATAGATGCAATGACTATGCTTTTGGCTGGGTTTAAGGAAGAAAGCGAGGCACAGAATGAAGAGTAAAACAATTTTAGGAGCAGACGGCGCAACAAAAATGCGGCAGATTACAGTAGGGATACACGGAAAGGGCGGCGAGGCAGGCATAAAGGCAATACAGCAGCTTGCAGGCATGGTGGACAGCTTAAAGCAGTGCCAGACACCACAGGAAGTATACGACAGATATTTACAGATTACGGGGTACTGTAAATGCTGCGTTGATTGTAATTTTATAGACCAAAAGGGAGCAGACGAGCTGATGTGCTTAGCAGCATATCTGGCAGGAAATGAACAGGCACGGGCAGAGGCACAACAGAAAGCGGGTAAAAAGGCATGAGAAAGGTTTATATATGCAGCCCATACAGGGCGAAAGACGGCGCAGAGCTGGACAGAAACATAGATTATGCGCAGCAGCTGACACGGCAGGCATTAGAGGTGGGCTTAGCACCCATTACGCCGCATTTATATATGACGCAGTGTATGGACGATAAAAAGCCGGAAGAGCGGGCAAGGGGCATGGCTGCGGGGCTTGCACTGCTGAAAGGCTGCGATTTTGTTATTGCTGGTGTGAAATACGGCATAACAGAGGGAATGGACAGAGAAATACATACAGCAAATATGCTGGGAATTGCGGTTATAGATGCAAACCAGATTAAACGGCATCTGGAATATGAGGAAAAGCGACAGGAGAGGGCGGCGAGCGATTACGCAAAGCTGCATAGCTGCGAATTTTGCAAGGGCAGCAAATTATATAGCTGCACGGGCTACGATTGCAGAGAGCCGTACAGACGGGCTTATGAGTATGCCTTAAGCCGCATAAGAGAGCGGCAGGAAACATGAAAAAATAAAAGCGCCTACGGTGGGGAAACACCATAGGCGCTAAGCTATACAGCTTTGAAATACTATAAAAATTATAAGCTATGTATGGCACAAAGTCAAGAAATTTAACGGGCAGGCAGCCCGTTTTAACACTTGATAAAAGTATTAACGAACCGACAGAGAGGTAGATATATGCCATACGTAGAGAGGGTAACAAAAGCGGGAAATACGATAGAGATAGAGAGGTACTTTACCAGCAGATACAAAAAGAAAGGTATCAGCAGAGGGGATAAAGTAAAGCCAACAAAAGAAGAGCAGGAGAAAGTAAACACCAGACAGGCAGAGAGAAAGTTAAGGATACTCATAAATGCAAACTATGGCTATGGGGACTACCATTTAGTGCTTGACTATATCCGCAGGAAAGGAGAGCCGGACAGAACGCCGGAGCAGATGCGGCAGGACATAGACGTATTTTTGAGGGAGTGCAGAAAGGAGTACAGAAAAGCAGGGTTAGAGTTCAAATACATACACGTTATGGAGATAGGCAAGAAAGGTGCGAGGCATCACCATCTTGTAGTAAATAAAATTGACACAGAGATTTTACAGCGCTGCTGGTATAAGGCATACGAGGGGCATAACAGGGTTAAGGTATTCCCGCTGGACGACAGCGGCAACTATGCGGAGCTGGCAAGTTATTTAATCAAGTACACAGGAACGCATAAAAAGGGTACTGACGGAGCATTACAGGGTAAGCGCTGGAATTGCAGTAAGAATTTAGTAAGACCAGAGCCAGAGTATCACATAATTTCAGACCGTGAGTATTTCAAGAAAGAGCCAAAAGCAATAAAGGGCTATTACGTGGACAAGAATAGCGTGAGCATGGGAGTACATAGCCCAGAGTATTACGGCTACGGGTATTTAAGATACACCTTAGTAAAAATAACAGATAGGGGGGGCTGAAATGCAGATAATCAAGGGCATTGCCATTGCAGCAGTGTTGATAATAGCCGGACTGCTGGCGCTGATTGTGGCAGCATATCTGGCGTTTAGAATTGCGGCGGCTATTTTTGAACAGCAGGAGAGCTGAAAAAACAACGGCAGCAGAAAGGGCAGAAAACATGATAGAAAAAATTAAATACTGGTTATTCCAGAAAGGCAAGGACTGTAAGCGCTGCTGCCTGCGGTGCAGATATTACGATATATGCCGCTGGGACGTACTGGGAAATGTGGGACTACAAAGCGAGGAAACAATAACGCTTTTGGTGATAGAGAACAGCAAGCCGCATAAGGACGGGCTGCTTTTCAGAATTTGCCAGTATGTAGAATTTAAGCAGAAAGCGAGGCGAGAAAATGAGAAACTTTAGACTGGACGACGAAAGCGGGCATCAAGAGGCATTATTTAACTGGGCTGCATACAGAACAGGGCTTATGCCGGAACTGCAATATATGTATCATGTGCCAAACGGCGGCAAACGTGATGCAGCAACAGCGGTGGCGCTTAAGAGGCAGGGCGTAAAGGCTGGCGTGCCGGATATTATGCTACCAGCTGCACGGGCTGGGTATCATGGGCTTTACATAGAGCTTAAGGCAGGCAAGAACACGACGACCAAGAAACAGAAAGAGTGGTTAGAGTATCTGCGGCAGCAGGGCTATTATACCGCCGCCTGCTCTTGCTGG